CTCCTCGCCACCTTCTCTTCGTGGAGTGCAGAAGATAGAAGGGTCATTATGGAAGATCATCGGCTTGACCGATTGAATCGACGCAGCGATTAGACCCACTCCCGGCGGCTCGTCCTCTTCGACAGGCCCAAGCTGGTAAGACTTCAGTAGCTTGCGCCAGTCTTCAAAGTGAGCTTTGCGAATAATCTCTTCAGCTACTTGCACTTTGTGAAGCAGTGACTGTGAGTCTTCTTCGCTTATGGGAATCTTTTGGGGGTCAAATCGTGCCATCACAGCCATCCTGAGCCGAGAGGTTTGCCAGAGGCTACCTTCGATACATCTTCATTCCCATCCCACTGGTTCCACACTCCCGTGGGTTCATCCAATGTTTTGGGTTCTGCTCGAGAAGAATAACCCCTCTCGAGATCACACACTGCTTGAGCCTGGAGCCACGCCATAATTAAGTCGTCGTGCTCTCCAGGGGGAGCCCCTACCTTTACACGCTTGTAGTTCTCATCTCCAGAAACAAGCCCCACGGTACTGGACCTTCTCTTTGTGAGTTCCATGAAGTTTCTCATCTCAGCCAAAAGCCTAGAACTCCGAATAACTGGTCTCTTTCCAGAAACAATATCAAGACCTACCGCAACCATCATCGGCTTTGTAGCGACTGTTGTCGCCCACCCATACCGACTATCGAAGGTGGTCGATTCAATTTGTTCGCGCTGGTAAAGGTTCCAGTACTCCGACTGCATCACTCCAAGACTTACAGCGTGACCCACCCCATTGACCTCCCAAGTCAACATTGCGTCATTGTAGAATCGACTCAGAAGAACGGCTTTTTCTGCTGTGCGTAAAGGCTCGAGAGTCCCCTGAAACTCAGCAACCTGCTTTCTGTCAGTTGTCCTGATCACCTGAAATGCAGTCCAGTCTCCAACGCTTTTGCCTGAGCTCGGATCAACCGCAACAATATAGCTCTCTTCTGGTGCAGGCTTATCCCAGATCCACAACGGACCATTCTCTTGCGGCTGCAATTCTGGAACCATTAAACCAGCCGGTTGAATGCGCGACCCGCTGTCTGTGTACTCCGCATCAATGATGTCCCCACGAAACGACGGAGCGTGACACGAAGCATTTTCAATAATAGCCACATCCTTCTCTTGAAAAACGCGCGCCGCAGCAAAGGCAAAGGCGTCTTTTACAGAGCCCGGATATTCCTGCTTAAACAGGTCCCAGTCTCCTTGGCACTTATCTGCCCATGTTCGATAGGCCCAATAGGTTTGCTCAGGAGTCAGATTGTAATCAGTGACCATATCGAGAAGAGCCTGATCGATCTTCTTTACCAGGTCAGCAGGAGTAAGGTCCTCGGGAAGGCTGCGCTTATAGTTGGGCATCTTCCACCAGGGATAGAAGATGGCTTGCCAATCAGAGTCAGTCTTACCTTCCCAGGCTTTCATGAACTCCCTGTAGAAATAACCACCAGCTCCATTCGCAGTAGACTCGAGGACAACAAGCGTTTCCGCATCGTCAGAGATGGTCTGCATCAACCCAAGCATGAACGTCTCAGGGTCGCTCCAGAAAGCAATCTCAGAGCCATGAAAGCAGTGGATCTCAAACCCACGGGTACTGTGAACCGAGTCCGCTACCGTCACCTCAAACTTACTGTTGAGGCCCATCGTCTCGTCTAGAGGATGAGTGAGCCAAAGCTCGTTATCGTTGTTTCTTCGGAGCTCTGGCCTGAGGTCTTCCTCGGCCTCCACTGCAATAAGTGCTGCAGCCTCTTGGCTGTCAGAACTCTCAACACGCTCTATGCGGCCCACTCCCTTGCTGGGGAGATTGTCATACATCTTCTTTGCCATCTGGAAGATGTTGTTCGTGCTGATGCGGTCTACCGCTGTAATGAACGCTTGTCGGTTTCTGTTAACCAAGCACTCATGAAACATGAGCGCCTGAGTCACAGTGCTTAAGCCCATGCGCCGAGCCTTAAGGACAATGAATCGCCCCGGCTTACCTTGCCGGCGCGTCTCCATGATTTGGTTGTAGAAGTCCTCTTGAACAGGGTTCAGCTTGAACGGAACGGTTTGCCCGATCTTCCCGTACATGGAAGTCTCTGGGCGATTCATGATCCGCAAGTATTCCCGAGCAAAGCGCGGGAAGTTCTTGAACTCCTCAGTAGTCGTTAGGCGATCAGCAATCTCTGCAGACCGCTTTTTACTCATCGCCTTCCGGGGCATTATCCGTTCTCAGAGACTTGTGCGAACTCCTCTTCAGAGGCACCGCTGAACTCATTAAGGACGGCGTCTTCTTTGGTCACAGCATCAATCCTCGCAAGGATTAGTCGGATGGCCGCTGGCCGAGACTCGTTCTCGTCGTTGCGCCCCGCCTGCTCTGCAGTGAGCATGTGAGCCAAAATTGAAAGATCATGCGTCGTGCGGAGCCGAGCACGCAAACCAACGAGATCGGGAAGGTACTCATCCACCTTCATTGAACCGTGGTGGTTTGCCTTGATTCTCTTGAGGCGACTCACATGAGCCTCCTGAGCGTACTGACGGAAAAGACGGAAGCCTCGAGTACGCGCTCCAGCGTAGAGGTCCATCAACGCTTCCTCGAGAGCGTCTGTCTCAGACATCGGGCCTTCGCTATGGACGCGACCAACGGTCGTGTAACGCTCAAAGCGAGTCCACACCTCAGGATGTGAAAGGGCGCTGTCGAGCTGGTCGGTCGTCATCGTGCGCCCTTGGACGTAGGCGCGGTTGTTCGTATGTGCTGAGTGCTCAGTGGTCATGTTATTTCCCCCGTGATCGAATGTAGGATTGAGCGTTTGTGAAATTCCGAGCGGCCTTTACGGCAACCTTCGGTTCTGAAACTTCTTCGGCAATGTCTTCGCGCAAGCCGTCTCGGGCCGCACTAATGGCATCAAGAAGGGAGCGTCGGCCCTTGGCCTCTAGCTCCGAGTTATAAACAGCAGAAAGCTCGTCATCAGAAAGATCGACAAGAAGCTTCGTGGCCGCTTTGACTGTAAGTTCACTTGGGTCGAAAATTGCCATTGGTTTTCCTTTCGCCCCCTAGACTGTGCGACAGAGAGCCCGTTCGTCAAGTGTGACTGATAGCCGGCCAGGAGGAAAGATGCCCTTTAAGAAAACCAAAAGCGGAAAGTACAAGAGCCCCTCTGGGCGCACCTACACCAAAAAGCAAGTAGCCGCCTACTACGCTACGGACGGCTTCAAAAAGAAAACAAAGAAGCGAGTCAAAAAGAAGGTCACCCGAAAGAAAAAATAATTAGCGGGTGTAGCCCTGAGCTTCCATTCGACGGACTAGCCCTTGTCGCTCCGCAGCGAGGCGGCGCTGCTCTTCTTCCATCTGAGCTCTTCGGAGAAGTTCCGCAGCAATCTGGTTGTCCATTAGCTGTGGCTCGCTATGGATTCTTTGCATCGGGGGGCCGCTGACTGCTTCAAGTCCTGTGGGGTCTGCATAGCCCTGGAACAACGCACCTGCGGGCATGCCGTCGAGGCGCGGGCCTTCTGGAATCGGTGCCTGCAGAGGGGTCGCCATCGGAGGGGTTGCCGGGGGCCGGTAGCTAGGATCTGCTACTCGTTGAGGAAGAGCGGAACCTGGCATTTGTGATGGGGCGGGGCGAAAGCTTGGGTCTTGCGCTTGCATCACGGGAGGTGCTGGGGGGTTCCGAAGATGGGCAGGGAGTCTATCAAACTGCTCCTGAGGCATACGGGCTGCGGCCATCTCTCGAGCCTTCCTCTCCTTCAGCATCCGAAGGTACTGAGGGTCTGAAGCGAAGGACGGAACAGTCCGTGTCGGGAGCAGTGGGTCAGCCATGATTTCCTACCTCTTCTTTTGCGCGGCCTTCTTTTCAGTCGCCATCGGCTGACTGTACACCAGTGATTGCGGTAGTCTCAAGCATTGGAGATCATCATGCCTAAAGTTGGAAAAAAGAAATTCCCCTACACGAAGACCGGCAAAGCTGCTGCGAAGAAGCACGCAAAGAAGACCGGAAAGAAAGTCGCGAAAGCGAAGACCGGCAAGAAGAAGTACTAGTCTCTTCTTATCTCATCGAGAGCTTGGTCAACCTTTGCGCCTAGAAGGTCGATTCGATTGACCACCTGCTCTTGCACCTGAGCCCTGGTGTTGCTCCAGTCTTTGGCTGCAGAGGCGGCTTCGTCTCGGACGCTTTGGATCACACCATCGTAGCGTTCCCTCATTCGCTCGATGCGCTCATCGTAGTTCTCGTTGATTTTGTTGAGCTGGTCTTGAAACCGTTCCACCAGGGCATCAAGCCTCTTCTGCATTCCAACGTGCTGCCAGACGAGGAAGGCTGCAAAGAGCCCCATCGCGCCGCCTTGGATTAACTGGTTCAGAATCGGGTCCACGGCACAAGACTACTTGCGTCGAGAGAAAAGGCCCAAGCCCTCAAACAAAGCCTGCCAGAAATTCTTCATGTCCATCACCAGAGACTCCCTTGCCTAGACTGCAACGCTCTGAGTTTTGAGGTCGCCCAGTGTCGTCGTGAAGGAGGTCCGCTCCTTCGTTCGGCCATTGTAATACCTGAACTCAAAGTTCATTGGGGTCTTTCGTCGTCGGCGTCTCAGCCAGCGTGTAAGACGGTCGCGCTGATTCTCATCCAGATCGCCCCAGCCAGTGAGAACGCGAAATACCCTCAAGTCCTTCCCCATCACCTCGTTGGGCACGCAACCGGGGAAGCTCAACTCATCGTCACTGTGGAGCCCGACACCCAGGGCTTCTGCCGCCCAGTCGCACTCGGGGTGACTGTTGAAGAATCCGTAGACTCGGTAGCCACGGTGGTCGAGGACGGAGGCATTGCGGGCAGCGTACTCATCGCCCTTCTCTATCCGCTCTCGGCACACAGAGCAGAATCGAACCTTCCTCGAGACGCTTAGTCGCAGCGAATGGATTGCCATCAAGTCTCCCCCACATCAGAGCCCATCAGTTGCTTCCTCAACCTCATGACTTCGTCTTCGTCCAGTCTGCTTATCCATTCGTCAAACAGCAAGTCAACGAACAAGATCTCACAAGCCGCTGGGCTGCAGTACAACTCAGCGAGGTCCTGCTCTTTCTCCTTCTCTCGCTTTTCCTCGCAACCCACAGGGCCTCCAAATAGAAACGCCGCACAACAGTACCAGAGCACTGAGAGCGGCGCTTCTCCGTTAGATTGGAGGTCAAGAAC